GTATGGTTGCTGTGGCGAATAACCGTCATAGTCTATCTTTTTGCCGATCACCGAGGACCGGAAGTTGTTATAATTTTTTGCCATCACGGCATCCTCCTATTCACGAAAAAAGGCAGATTTCTCTGCCTGTATTGCTTCTGAATTGCATCTAATTGCATCTGTGCAAGTTTGCAAAAACCTTGCAAAACCTTGCAAACATTTTCTAAAAAAGGCAGATTTTACTCTGCCTTGATAACATCCATGTTTCTTAATACCGTCAGATTGCGTATTTTCCTCAAAATAAGAAACATATTTTGCGATTTATGTTCGTTACAATCTCTGACTTAAATCATATACATCCTGTCTGCTGATTAAATCACTCATCTGCTTTCTCCCTTCTGTCCCACTTGATTCGTTGTCCGCATTTTGGACAATAATCATATTCATCATATTCGATTTCGTATGTAGCACCGCATCTTGGGCATTCCCAAGAATCATACACAAGTTCGCCATCTGAATATCCGTCACCAAATAAATTTGGGGTCATGGGGATTTGCTTTGCAACTGCTTCTGAATTTATAGGCTTTGTTTCAACATCACTTTCTTTCAGTTTTCGTCTATCAATGTATAATCTTCCGCTTTCATCTGTTTGGAAATTGTAATGACCGATAAATCTGCTCAGTGTGATAACCATTTGTTTATCTGCAATGATGAAATTAAAGTTTTTTCCATCTCGCTTCAATAGCCACCCTTTCCCATCGTCAGAACCAATGAAGTAAAGCAAATTCATATCATCTGATACACCAATCTGTATGTAGTACGTTCCAAAAAAGGATGCACTATCGTTTCTGAAAGTAATATACAGGCAATCTCTAGTTTTACCCTTTACAATAGACAAATCGTATGTCACTCGTGGTGTACGTGTCCTTGTTTTCTCTAACCATTGAATACCATTTTCACTCATCATTTGTCTCCCTTCTGTACTCTTTTTCCACAATTCTGCGGATGGTTTCGGAAATCGTTCTGAATCCATTGATCTGTTTCAGATATTCCAGTTTTTTCAGAAATTCTTCCGTCACTCTTATCTGTAATCTTTTCTCTTTCATAAGTACAGAATACATGATTTGTCAGTACATTTCAAGGGATTTGTAAGTACATAAGGTGAAAGTTACAAGCAAGTTAATTACTTAAATCATATTTTTTTATACATATAGTGTATTGATACATTTACATTGGCTTCAGGAACTATTGATCCGTTGATTTCTTTCAGCACTCGGAAATACCAATTTGTTCCACTCAATAACCAAGGAATGCACATGTAGTTCCCAGATTGAGTATATCCGCTTATTATTTTTATTTCTGATATGGTTTTACCTACAGAAATATTTCCAGCGCTAGAGGTCGTACCAGTGAACACCCCTTCTCTTGTAGAATCGGACTTTAAGTCAGAGATTTCATCATAGACCGAAGAGGTCTCTGACATGTTGGATGAGTATTTGACCTTGGAGGAATCAACTACGGATTCCACACCATTTAGTTTCTGTGTTAGCCATGAAAAGATTGCCATAATTTATTCCTCCTTATGCGCTTATATTAGGGCTAAGATATGTCATCGTCAGTGAGTCAGCATCAGTGGTCAGTACATTGTATCCTTCCAGAAGTTCAATCTGCTCTGCGGTCAACTGTACTGTGGTTGGACTTGCCAATTTGTAACAGAATTCAGCATCAGCAAATGCAGTAGCGAATGATGATGCATCTGTATATGCCTCGGCACGAACGTAAACTGTTTCACTTGTACTTACACCGAAATATCCATTATATCCGCTATTAGCAGTGTTGTTTGCAGTAGCAAGATTGAAATGGCTACTTATTGCAAATTCTGCAAGTGTATTATTGTTAGGCGGTGTTTTGATTCCTGTGATTATTGCACCAAATCTCTGATAATTTGAATTGTATGTCCATGTTAAATCAGATACTTTAGCATATCCTTTGTCCACTGTCAGTACACCAGTTAATACATCCAGTGTTCCACCGTAGATGGTATCACCTAGTAGAAAGGTTACGGATTGTCTTGTGAATTCTTCATAAGGTGTAACAGACTTGTCCGCCGTTGTGAGTATTGGTGCTTCGACTGTGATTATGCCTCGTGTTGACCAGTTCAGCCGTATTTTGCATCCAGTCTTATTTGACCATGAACTGGTTCGGCTTCCAACGGTGGTATCATTAGCGTCCAGTAATTCAAATCCAACAGCACTAGCGGATGAACCTTCTGGAATTGTTACAGTGCCTAAAAAATTAGTTGCTATGTCCGTGTCCGAAAAAACACACGGAATACCGAACAAATCAGCCGTTGGCAAAAAAATAAATGAGTTTCCACTTTTTGTGTAAGATATATTGTTTGCTTGCAACCATCCTTCAAAATCAAACAGATTCTTTCCGCATCTAGTCACATTCACTTCCGTACTTCCGCTGATTGGGCGAACATTGTCTTGCGATGGTGTTCCGCTTCCACTTTGGATCGGTTCAATACTTGCTGACAGTGCAGATGGCGTAGTTACTACTACATCATCAACTTCTATGGGATTGCCGGTTACCGTCTTATCTCCGATTACTTTTACAAAAGTATAATCGTCCTGAGGTTCGCCTTGCGGTCCTTGTGGGCCGGTTTCTCCGGTTGCACCCTTCAGATTAGAGAATGCAAAGTTGAATACTTTTGCGGTATCCGGTCCGGATGCAGTAACACTTACCGCCGGTGTCCCTGTTCCGCCACTGATCGAAGCAGTAGGTGTGCCAAATCCGGCAGCTGCGCCAGTCGGTCCGGTAGAACCTGTAGCGCCCTGCGCACCACGGATCGAAGGCGTTGTATATGATGTTCCGTCAGTAAAGTCCAAAGTTAATGTGTAATCTGCGTTAAGCTCGGCAGAGTCAATTCCATTGCCGGTTGCTCCGGCAGGCCCCGTTGCACCTTGCTCACCACGGATAGATGGAGTGGTGTATGTTGTGCCATCTGTGAATGTGATGGTCAAAGTATAATCTGCGTTCAATACAGTCGAAGCGATACCGTTACCAGTAGCACCAGTAGCGCCTGTAGTTCCCTGCGCACCACGAATAGACGGAGTTGTGTAGGATGTGCCATCCGTAAAATCAAGCGTTAATGTGTAATCGTCATTAAGCTCGGATGATTCGATTCCGTTTCCAGTTTCTCCAGTAGCGCCGGTATCCCCTTTCGCACCCCGTTCACCACGAATAGACGGAGTTGTGTAAGTCGTTCCATCGGTGAATGTGATTGTCAGAGTGTAGTCGGCATTCAAAACAGTAGATGCTATACCGTTACCGGCAGGGCCTGTAGCCCCAGTGTCACCTTTAGGGCCGGTTAAGGCAGCCAACTGTTCCGGTGTGAAGTCATCATAGGTAAATGCGTCACCCTGTTCACCATTCATTACATCAAACGAATATGAGGTATCGTTGGTGAGGTAGGCTGTCCAAGTGTTCTTGCCTCCGGATTCATGGGAAACTGCGGTCTGTTCCATCCGTGCAATTCCGGTTCCGATTACAGAACCAGTACTGCCGTTGAGCGTCTGATCGGATTCATTCGCCAGTCCTTTGACCGTAGTGTTTCCAGCTGATGCCGTTCCATTCAGTTTTGTATTACTGCTCGTAATTGCCATATCAGATTACCTTGTCATACTGAACGTCATAAACCTGTTCTTTGGTGATATCACTGGTCATCACCGTACCATCGGTCATTTTGAACTCGTACTGAATCCGTACTGACCCTTTGTTGAATTTCAGTGTTTCTGCCTGCGTGAGCGTTGCATAGAATGTCTCGTTTTCTGTGTCTTTATGTACTCTGTCCTGCGACATTAAAAGAAACAGTGAATGGGTAACATTACCGTCACTGTCCTTCTGTACGAATGATAAAACCACATCATCGACCTGAGAAAATACTACATCAGTGTCTTCGATGGTATAAGTCGGTGTAGCCCCTCTTCTCATACTTCGTAGTCCTTCATGTAAACGAGAGCATCTGCACTGGTGAGAAAGTCCTGAATCGTTGCGATAGCGTCCATGATTTCCTGAATCGCATCTGGATCACCGGTTGCCGCCTCCAATGCAACGATAGCGTCATTCAGTGGTCCATTAACGTATGTCTGAGTCTGTGAATGAAGCGACATAAGCTGTTCACGGACTTGTGTTTCGGTATTCGGATCGGGATAAGCCGATGCGTCTAAAAAGCCGTTTGCCGGATTAAAGATTAGTTTATCCATTATTTCACCTCTTTCACGACTGTGTATTTCATCTTAATTCCAGAGACTGTCATATCTCTGTTTGGCTGGTCATTCTCTAACAGTATTCCGAAGAGCATGACCTTTTTGATTGAGCATTTCCTTGCAAATGTACGGGCGTACTGCATAATCTCCCAACCGAAGGTAGACCATCTAAAGTCTTCCCAGAGTACGGCAGGGATTTCAATGTCTTCCGGATCTCTTTCTCCCATTGGGTCTTCATCCGTGATATACGTAATCTTTGTGATTGACGGAGTATCACCACGTACTTCAAAGAATGCGGATTTAATAGTCTTCAATGATTCAAATGCCTGGAAGTCAAACATTGGTGTCTGATAACAAGCATAGATAGCCTCATCAAAATCATTGAGCGTATAGTCGAATGTAATCAGTTTGGAATTGGTGATGAACATTGCAGTAGTTCCAAGTTCAGCCACTGCTTGCACGCCCACCGGATCATTGGACGGATAGCCGATATCATCCCAGAAGTACCAAGAAGTAGCCTTTGCAGACTGGTCAATACTCTGTCTCAGAGTCTCGGAGAATGGCGCATTGGTGTAATCCCACATATAAGCATGTCGATTTACAAACACAATGTACTTTCCGTCATGGTCAAGTGCTATAGCGTCAGACAAATTGTCTTCCTGAAGCAAGCCCTGTTCTCTTTCACCGCCGTTGATATTCCGTGATATTACACGGACATTACGTTCATCCTGAATCACTGTCGAACACAATGTGCAGATACCATAATCGGTATTGCCCCATGTCAGACGGTTATCAATGTACTGGATCGTATACGGCATATCACAGCCGACTTCGTTGTTGACCGGCATACTGGTAAGCAAGAATGTCTGCTTGCCGTTGCTGTCTAATCCGATAGTGTAATTAACGCTAAAGATTTCAGACGGTTTGAACACAATCAGCACATTGTACTGGAGTCCAAAACCGGTGATATCATCTTCGGCAGAACCAACTACTACATAGTTCATTTCCGGAAAGTAAGACGCATCAAACACATCCGAGTAATAGAATGTAGACTTTCCATTGCCCGCAAGGAATAAATGCGAGTTATTGTTTCCGCCGTACGCACAAGCGTATTTGCATGAACGTATCGCATCTGAATACTGGTGGTTTGTAACATACGCAGTAATCATTACGTTGTCGGTTCCGGTTGCCGGTGCTGTTGCAAAATTGATAATTGAGTTTGCACGATCAACCGTGAAATGACCATCACCCTCAGTCCATTCAGAAGTACCTACAATAGCAGTGACCAGTGTAGCATCAAGCGGAAGTTTATTTCCGTTTTCGTCTTCCTGTGTCGGCAGATGATAGGCTGTAGACGAACCATCACCATTGAAACCTACAGTGAAGCCTGCACCAATACTGTTGTAGTTATAGTCTGTGGTCTGAGAAGATGAGCCATCCGGCTTTCTCGTAATCATAATTGTAGGAATGTAAGGTACTACATTCGTAAACTGACCGGTTCCTTCATATTCAAGGTACACATCAGTAGACATGAAGTATGCCTTGCGGTTAAAGGTAAAGAAGAATCCGCCTTTACTCAAATCACCGGTGTAGACTGCCGATTTCTGAGTGCCGTCATATTCATAAATACCTGTGTCAGTCTGGGCAAGTAACTTATCTTTGTATACCCACAGCTTATGTACGTCTTCCTCAAAATCAAATTTTACTGTCTGTCCGTAGCGTTTCCCAAAAACTCCGTTTTTATACATCATGTTTGTCATTCTTGGGGACTGGTGAACAGGCAACAGATAATCGAGGTCTTGTAAGTTCAGTCCGCCAGCCCCAGGATTGATAATTGACAACAGATTGTATTGTGCCGGAGAATACTGTTTCTGCTGAATTAAAGCCATATCATTCTCCTGCGTAAACGTCTGTCATTGAAACTGCATTGCCACGCATATACATCATGCGGGCATTCTGATATTTGGTATCGAAAATACTGAATTTGGAAAGGTCATCATCAATGAAGAAGGTGGATGCCAGACCATACGGCAGTATTTCACGGTTGATTCTGTCATGGTATGGCAGAACGTCCGTGTCTGCGGATACAGTCGGGATCTCATCCATTTCTTCTTCGCCTTCTGCTCTTAACAGAGAGTTCTCAATGTCGAAGTTCTCTGAAAGAAGAGTATTGATCCAAGGGATGTAGTAATTGTCGTAATCCCTGCTTGTTTTTTTCTCAAACATCAGGCTTTTCGCCATATCATATAATTCTTTAACGGTCATAATAATCTCCTTTCAGAGAACCTCGAATGAGGTTCTTTTTGCTTAGAGTGAAGTAGCAGCCGCAGCCTTGACAATGCCCTTGTAGGACAGTGTGCCTTCGCCTTCCGGATTTGTCGGATCCATGGAGTTTACGATTGTCTTCTTGGCAAACGCATCACCATAGTAACGACCTTCAATGAGGTTACCGGAAATGCCTGGTACGTCAGTGCGGACGAAGAGTTCGCTGATCTTCTCCGGCAGATATACTTTCTTCTTGCATGTGAAGAGAGCATATTCATTTGCTGGGAAGTAGTCATCCGGCATTTCAATGATTGTCCAGTTCATGCACTTACCAACGAAGCCCTTGGACAGTACCTTTTCACCGAGCTTATCAACGGAAATGAAGTCCGGATTTCTGAGAAGCAGAGCGTATGTGCTGGACGGCACATAAGCAATGCAGTCTTCGTTCATCGGAATCTTGTCATTGACAAACTGTGTGCGTGCCTTGATGAACAGATCAACAACAGTGTCCTTGTCCGGTGCTGTAACACCATCAAGAGCGACAGCAGCTGTGGACCAGTTTGTAATAGCCAGTTTATCCCAGAAAGGAACAACCTGTTCAGCAATCTGCTGTTTGATGATTGCGCCAACATTCTTCAGATACAGAGCATCCTTCGCATTGCCACGGTCAATAGTCATAGAGAATGACTTGTCCTTTGTCAGTGTGATCGGTTCCTGATCGTTTTCAAGTTCCTGCGGATCACCATATCTCCAAACACCAGTGCGCTTGTAATCATGCAACGGCTGAGTTACAGCGGATGTCAGTACGATTGTACGTGTGCCATCCCAGTCGTAATCGGACGCAGTATGAGGTTTAACGAAAGAGTTCTTTGTAAATGTGTCTTCCAACTGTGCGTTGTACTTAGTAGCGAGATTTACTCCCTGTGCCATGTTAATTTCTCCTTTTCTTAACCGAGAAGTCCTTCAAGGAACGGATCGCTTGCAGCCGAACCGTTATTATCGGAGACCTTGCCCACAGCGTTTGCTTTATTACGCTCATTGGTGGTCTTGTTAGTCAGTCGGGTCTTCAATTCACGGTTCTCATGCAGTAACCAGGCATTCATCAGCGGTACGCCCTGATTCAGGTCATCTACTACATCAGTAGGTAACTTCTGAATGTCTACATCAGGGAACCTCTGCTGAAACTCCTGTACTTCATGGATAATCTGCTCGTTTCTTTGAAGTTCTTCATTTTGGGCTTTTTGAGCGGCAGCCCTTTCTTGTTCCGCTTTCTGATTGCGAAGTCTTTCCTGTGCGAACTGTAACGCTACGTTATCGTCCACATTCGGATTCTCCGCTTTGAATTTCTGTGCAATCTGCTGAGTTAAGCTCCTTTCGGAAAATTCATTCAGCCTATCGACATACTCTTCAAGTGACAGTCCATTCGCATTTGCCTGAGCCTCCAGTTTTGACCGAATGGGGTCAGCCTTCAGTGCTTCAAGCTGTTCATGGATCTTGTCATAATTCATGCCTTTCTGAGCAAGCGTGACCGCCTGTTCTCTGGATAAAGACATGTCTTGTCCGTTGTACCTGATGCCTAAACTGAAATCATCCTGTACTTCGGCTGTGTCCGGTGCCTCACTCTCGGAAGCGGTGGACTCTTCAGCAGTTTCTTCAACTGCCTCTGTTGATTCATCCGCAAAATCGGATTCATCAAATGTGAACTCTTCAGACTGGTTTGTCGTTTCGTTCATCTTCTTCTCCCTGCGCTATGGTTGGCGCTTTATCTGAACTCATAAGAGTTTCAGGCATTCCTACGGTCGTGCCACAATGAGGGCACGCAAAATAAAAGACGTTGTTTCCAGCGTCTACTCTGTCCATAATGTTTCTACACTTCGGGCACTTCATTGGTACATCTCCTTGGACTGTGCATAGACCTGTTCAAGCTCTCCGTTCGTATCAAGCGGAGACTCCAAGCCACGGTCATCTGTACCATCCTGCATACCGGCAGTCACGTTAGGATCCCAAGTAGATTCTGGGTTCTGCGCTTGTGCCTGCATCTGCATCATCTGCTGTTGCTGTTCCATCTGCTGTTTGATTTCGTCAATAATCTGACGCTTGTTGCGGATGAACTTGTCCGGAATACCTTCAAGGTAAGTAACCGGATTCGTGATAACTCCACGGTCAAACAGTGCATCCATGGTCTGTACCTGTGTTGTCTCTGACCAGTAAGAGGAAGCACCTATTTCAACATTCAAGTCATAATTCAGATTCTTCAATTCCGAGAAGTCAATCATGGTAGTGGTCTGCCATACTGTCTTGCCCATTGCGTTTGTGGACTCGGTATCGATAAGACCAAGTGTTTCAGCCTGTGACGGTGTGATTCTTACTTCACGGATACCGTATGAACAAGCCATGATATCAATGATCGAGCGCACAATGTCTTCGTAGAACTGGTAGTAGTCCAGTCTCTGAATTTCTAACGGTACGCTTGATGCCTGCTGAACCGCAACGATAGCGGATGTGTTATTTGGATTTGCGATATTACCTAACGCCGCATCGGAAGCACCCATGAAATCTTTGGTGTATCCGATTGTCGAATCAACCAACTGCATGATCTGGTTGGAGAAGTCCGGTGCTTTTACCGCATCGAGCATCTTGCCCGCCATATCCATGTTTGGAAGGCTGATTGCTTTGGTAACATCATTGGTCAATGTGCTGAGCTTCGTCCGGTCATAGAAGATTTTCGGGAAGCCCATATTTGTCATGTATACCATGCACATTGCATAGATTTTGTTAATGAATATCTGGTTAGGAATAAGACCTGTGATTGGTGAACGCCCATGATAGGAGTTTTTAACCTTTTCCCAAGTCATATATGCAATCGGATAATCCGAATAGCCTAAGTCAGTTTCATCTTTTAACACGATATTCTGTGTGACTTTCATCATCTTGACGGTGAACCGGCGAGACACAATCTTTTCTCCGGTCAGCGGATCAGTACCCTTCTCCACTTCCACCGGTTCTTTCCAGAATTTAGTAATAACCGTAGTCAGATTATCGGACGCACCTTCATTGGAGATAGGCTGGAATGTGATATCAGAAGTAATATCTTCCCAGTTTTCAACGCCATAAGCCTGCGCCATATCCTTGACTTGATTGGTAAACAGTCGCTGAGCCACCAGGATATACGGCTGAGACTGAACATCACCGGAATACGGATTGCCAAAATAGATATTGGTATTGTCCACAATTTCCGGACTGATATCACCTTTTGCGTCCTGGTTGGTCTCGATATCCGGATCAAAACCGATGAACATAGCAGTATCACCGTCAACAGCGCAGTTTTTGATTGCCGAACGGCACAGTGTATTCATCTTGGTGCGTTCCAACACTGCCTCCACCTGCGCAGCCACGATATCCGCCTTAACCTTGGAAATCGGGTCCTCATGGAATGGACGGATATGGACACCAACATCATCTGAAACAATCATAGCCGTGAAGTAAGAAATGACTCGCTTCACGATATTGAACACTGGTTTGGTGAGATCCGGCGCATTTACGCCTTTCCACTGGTCACCAAGATAGAAGTCCTGATTCTGGGATACGGTCTCATACAGATCACGGCTCTGGTTGAACGTGATACCGTTCTGCAATTCGCTATTAATTGCCTGTGGTGTTTTCTGAATTTTCATTTCCACCTCCGAAACTCAAAACAGAAATGACCTGACGTACCATATCGGCTTCCTGTTTAGAAAGAGCGTTGCGCTCTACATATTTTTTGACCTTTGATTCACCGATAAAAAAACCGACACATAAGCCGGTAACCAGTGCAAAGATAATCGTAATCAACTCCATTCGGCACCTCCGTAATTGATGAAGTCCATGTAATCAGTAGACTCTTCTTCTTCCACTTCCGTAAACAGCGTCTGTCTGGACTGAGGCATGACATAATACCCGATTGCCGCAGCCATAACGCAGTCATCATGTGAACCAGGTGCAGCTTCCGGTCTGCCTTTATCGTTCTTCACAAACGACAGCATTTCTTTCAGCAGTTCAGCGTCCGTAATGATTTCCGGCTGTTCCTTAAATATCTCCGCAAAGTTATCAAGAATCAGCGGTCTGGTCAGAGAAGTAGTCTTAAAACCAAACTTTCTCTGAGTCCGCTTCATATACGTGTCAACCTGTTCACGGACATACAGATTGGGATACCCCATTTCCTGTAGTTTCATCACCGGATAAGTAGAAAAGTTGGTTTCCGGTGCAATCATAGCCATGTTGTAGTAATAACCTAAGAAGTATAGTTGGACTACAAACAGTCCTTCATCCGTCTGAGCCGAGTAATTAGCCACTATTCTTCCGGATGCCTTGTCAATAACGTAAGCTCTGAACCAGTCAGAACCGTCACCGGCAGTATCCGCAGACAGTGTATATACATGGTCACGGACCGGCTTTTCCCAAATCTTGACATATCCTTCTTCAGATTCGTAGAAATTGCCCATTTCCGTAAACATTCCACGGTAATGCGGGGCTTCCACCACATTCAGCCGTTCTCTTACCTTCTCCACATCGAAGAATGGAGTGCCGGACATGATGAACGCTTCTTCCGGTGTGCTTGGATACTCCTGTCTGAACTTATTGATATCGTTACCGCAGAGGTTACGGATCGCATACCTGCGCCACATCATCTGCTCATACGACAGCCCAAACCTTGTTTTGATCTCCTTTTCTTCCGGAGAAAGTGCCTCACCCTTATAGGGCATCCGGTATTCTTCCATTTCAAACCAAGGAACGAAAAGCGGGATATAATCATTCTCACCCGCTTCAGCCTGGTCCCACAATGACTTGAAATAGTTATATCCATTCGCCGTGCTTTCAATTACCAGCATTGAAAACCCAGTGTGCGGCAATGTCTGCAACAAACCAGTCAACTGATCCTGCACTGTCTGCCCATCCTGTTCAGGCCAGAATGCCAATTCCGACAAATGCATATAATTAATCGTTTGGGAACGACCAATACCGCCCTGTCCGGCAGTAGCTACTCTGACACCGGACTGCAAGCCCTTATTATTCATATCGGCTTTTGGATCCGGATTCTCAAATCTCAGTTCACGGGCATTACTGTATTTGACCATAGGTTTCAAACCCATAGGCAGATTATCGTAGTACCGTTTCGTCATGTTAAAGATATTGGATGTAGCCTCACTGTCATGGGCTACGATCAGCGCACGGCGGTAATAATTCGTCATTGTCAGTGCCGTCAGCACCGCTTCCGTAATCGTAGAAAACCCAATTTGTCGAGCCTTCAGAATAATGATTTTGAACGGTTTATCCTCGTCATAAGCCTGGGCGAAAAGCTCATAAAAACGGCGCTGTCCGCTATTCATCTTCAGCGGGATCAATTCGCCGTTCTTCGTCTGGATCTTCATGTAGGTCTGGATATAATCTCTATACGTTATGCCTACTTCACTTGGCACGCATCTTACCGCCTTTCAGTAAGTCTTCTACCCTGACCTTGGTCTCTGAGGTAATGTTCAAATCCGCAGTATCCGACCAGCCCATATTCTTTAACGCAAAGATAGCACCTGTACTGTTATTCGTACTCAGCCTTCTTTCGTACTGGTCAGACATACGTGCCCTCACATAGTCAGCACCGTCCTTATACGAAGTCTTCTTCCCAAGTTCCTTGAATTTTGTCGCACCAATGCCAAGATACAGATACAGAGATCCGAATGTCCACTCCTTCTGCGGTGTGACCTCGAAATACTCCCAAATCTTTTTCTCCCATTCCATCGGTCCGAGTTCAATGTTAAACTTCTTGCTCTTCTTCATAATCCCAAAATAACCACTATTTCAACAGCATGATGCTAAAAAAGGCAGGATTACCCTGCCAGCGAAAATATAGGAGAGAATCATATGATGCATTTTTAATATACAAACCCTAGCAACAGCACCATGCCAATTAAAAGCACAGCCGGAGGTCAGGTATGCAGAAACCCATAGACAGCTGTGCCAAAAGAAAGGATAGTGTGTCATCTACGATATGACACTTCTCAATATACAGCATCCATATCCAGATGCAACAACCTTAACCTTTTTAGTAACCTTAGAAACCTTAGTGTACTGACAAAACCCCGATACTTGTACTAACAACCCTTCCGGCGGAAAAAAGAAAAGAAAGAATTTTAGTGTGATTCTCCTATATACAGAAACATATATATAAGATATAACACATATTTCTATACACTCACCTTCCAAAGGGGACCCAATTCAAAAGGCAAAAAAGACATGGGGATGCTGAGGTACATCTATTCACGGACAAAGAAACCAAACAACAACATTAATATATAGGTTCCAAGGGCGGGGCGCAAAAAGACGCACGGGGCCCTGGTAGCTGCACTACTATAGGATAAATATACTTGTTTATATATAGGCTTATGTCTTGTAGGGTATATGCTGGTATATAAATACATCAATAAACATCAGTATTTTTCAATGGTCCTCTGTGCTTTCTTCCAATCTTCCACCAAATCGCCAACCAGATGCAGCAGGAGCACTTCTCCGGCAGTGGTCTTTTTTCCGGCAGCATGATCGAATGAGAATATAGTGTTTTTCTCTGTTGTTCTTTCCTGGTCTTGTCTGTTGTCCTGATCATTGCGGCGCTGGTCATGTCTTGTGCTGTTGATCGGCGGCACGTCGTGAAAATGCCGGTGTTTATTGGTTAATTGTTTATAGTCGTACTATATGATTTTTTATATATCCTATTAGGTGAAAATTGTTTCCCTTGTTTTTCTTTCTTTCTTTTTTCGGCCCGACCGGTCCACCAGCCGCGGCCATGATCGGCGGCATAATGGGCCTGTTATAGTCTCATATTGTTTTTATTGTCCCTTTTTTCCCTGGTTTATTGCATAGTTATATTTTGCTGTATCTTTTCCCTTTTTTCGGCCCGGTGGGCTGTTTTTTTTGTGCTTTTTTGCCTGATTTCAAGTAAATTTTAAAAATATTTTTTTGTGGTTTCATATTGTTAAATAGTCCTTTATTTATGCGGGTTTTTTTGACATTAATGCATGTTTTGAAATGATCTAAAATTGCACATTTTCAAAAAATATTTGCGTTAAGGGGTTGACGTAGGTTAACCCTACTGCTATTATGTAATCGCAAGGTAGGTACAACCTACCAAAACAGAGGAGAGAAAAAACCATGAAAAAAGAAATGAAAATTGAAATTGAAAAGCTCGGTGTTAAGGTTTACGGCAATTACATTATGCCTGATGACGGGATCCTGTATCCGCTGCCGCTGGTTAAAGGCAATACCAAATTAGGAAAGACCGTTTCCCACTCGTCAACAGTCCCGACAAATAAAGAAATCACTTGCAAGGATAAAGACGGAAACGAGATCCGCGAGCGTGGGACATGCCCGTTATCCTGTAAAGGTTGCTATGGAACAACAAATAATTATCAGTACAACAGCACCAAATATTACCTGATCATGAGAACCCGGTTATTAAGAAATCACCCTGATTTATATTTCAAGCTTGTCGCTATACAGCTAACATATCAGCATTATGAAAAGCTAAGGATCCACGCGGTCGGCGATTTCATCCCAGGCGAGGCCCGCGGGTTCCGTGATGTCCTGGTCAATTTCCCGGGCGTCAAAACATGGACATATACCAAAGTCAACGAGGACAACGAGGACATCAAAGCGCTTAACGCACTCCCAAATTGTAACGTCGTAAAATCAATTATTCCTGGTCACGGTTTCAACTATGGTACGGTCGCATATGTCGCGAATATGTATTACTACCTGAAACGGAATAATAAATCCGTGTGGATCTGTAGATGTGGGATCGATCCGGAACAACATTGTTCCGATTGTGACGGATGTTCAAGTCATGAATATGTGTTATTCCTTGAACACTCTACAAAATACAATGCAAAAACTGATTACGGATATGACAAGTTTGTCGAACTGGTCAACAATCAGGAACAATAAAACGACCCGCGGCGGCGGGTCTCCCGCCAGGATGGGATCGCGTCCGGTCCTATCCTGGGGAGAGATCCCGGAAAAGGAGAAAAAACCATGTTAAAACAAGAATTCGAAAGACTCGCAAAAATGACCGTCACAAACGAGGCTTACGCCCACATTGAAAAGCTGTACATGATCAGCGAGATGGACAAATACCAGTTTGTCAAAACTATTAAGCCATTCTTAAGAACATTACCGGAGGCCGAGCCAAAGCACCCGATCATGATCATGATTACGGACCGGAACATGGAGAACGCGCCAACAGAGGCCCACGTGATCGACTCCCGCGGTCATTGGACTGTACAGGTCGAATTGATCGACATCAACATCAAGACCGGCAAGCGCATATTTAGAATCATTCCTGATACCTACGCAATCCGCAGGGATTACGACATCACGGAATGGGACCCGCGGACCGTGATCAAAAAATAACAAAATCCGGAGGCTTTCCGGTCTCCGTAAGCTATCCCGCGCGGATGGTTTACGGAGGTCAAAAAGACCCGAAAAATGGAGGACAACATGAACGAATTATTTAAAGACATTGAGACCGGAACGGTCTACACAACAAACCAGCTTTACGCGGCATTCCGTGAAAATGTCAACGATTGCGCGGATGGTTTCGATGATTTCGACAGCTGGTTAATGGCGCAGCTTATTCAATCCGGCGGCAACCTGGAAACCATCAATTTGACGGTCAAAAACTATAACGAACTACCGGAACCGAACCGGCGGAAACGGTCCTATAACATCGAATTCGCGGAGGATCTCAGCACCAGGACCGCGGACGAGATCAAAAGCGCATGCTTTCAGGGTTTCGGGTTGTGGACTGATCGCTTATACATCATCGATAAACATACCGTGAATTATTCCGGATACATAGACTAATACAGGAGGACGGACAACCACATGAAAAGATTTGTAAAAGATTGGTATACAGATACCATCAGATCCGGCGAAAACGGAGACATCGAAAACGTACTACAGAACATCGGTATATTCCTGGTTATCGCGCTATTCGTTTACAACACAATAGCCATAATCATGGGCGTATAGGAGGACAACATGAAAATATTATCACCATGGCTAATGTATGCCGAATACGAAGACGGATATGCCGGTTACTTCGGCGGAGACAACGAAAGTATCTGTATGTGTGACATCATCGAGGCCGAACAAAGGCATGGAAGCTGTACCTACTACACCGGAGTAGAAAACGATTATTATACCGAAGGCCAATTAACAATTCTGTAGACAACATGAACAAACACTGCTATATTAGGGTTAACCTACTGGAGGAGAGAACAATGACAGACTGGAGAGAAAAGTACAAGAAACAGGAAAAATACGAAGAACAGAACATATCCCGCGTAGTGATCAAACTGAACAAAAAGACGGACGCGGATGTGCTGGAAGCTTTAGCCAACAGTGGCAACAAAACAGGACTAGTTAGAGAAGCAATCAGAGCGTATATCGCAAGTATGGAGGGCAACATGAAACCAATCAATGACGAATTAAAAGAGATCCTGAAGAACAACAACCGTTACGCAACCCTGGATACGGACAACGATATCCGAAACGAAATCGAACGCCTGCACACATCCGGCGAAATCGATTACAAGGAGCCTGAGCCAAATGAAGAAGGCGCAGCAGAGACAACCGGCACAGCCAGAATCACAGTCGGAAAGACAACCATCACAGCCCACTACAAAGTATATCTGTATGACTGGGATCCAGAAGACGAACAGTACTTATCATCTTCTGCTGAGTTTATCGGCTGGGAATAACAAAAAAGGGAGTTCAATCTCAACGTCATTAACTTAAGAAGAAGTCTGCAGAAGAGCTATTAGTCGTATCTGCAGGCATTTCTTTTCCAAAGACTAATCGGGCATGACGAAAAAACATCGAATGATGTAAAGACTCAATACTGAATTATCAGTTATAATAGAAATTGCTTAAGAAAAGCGATAGTTGAAGCTAATTACAGACTGGGTGCGGACTTTCCTAGGGTCGCTGCGGCTAGGACGTAAAGGTAAGGTCTCTTTTGAAATCAGGGCTTCAAGATCAGGTGGTGGTGAGCCACCTTTTCCTTTCAACAAAAGATCACGGATGAGATGAATTGCCCGGGTTTTATTGATCACATATACAAATTTTCTTTTACGTTTATTAGATTTTCTTTTAGCCAGTTCACGAATGATGATGAAGCAGAAGTTATAGAGTAAAGCTCTTGCCCAGATCTCCTGAAGTATAGAAGAACGTTTTCTGGCATGCACTGCTGAAAGATCAGCTGAGTATTTCAGGTGGCGAAATGAGATTTCTTCAGACCAGCGCAAATGGTAGAGTTGTTTGATTTCAGCCGGACTGAATTCTTCTCTTGGAAGATTGGTGATAATGCTTTCATATTCTTCCGATCGATCAAGTTTGAAGCGGACAACGCGATACGAAACATCATAGAAAGGATTGTCCGCATCCAGGAAATCAAAAGTCGAAGTGGTTGATAAGAAACGAAACTTATCTGGATGAGCTTTAACATCAGATGTTTGTTTGGTAGTCAGTGTTGTTTTGATATCCAGATCGAATTCGGAATCGGGCAGGTTAAATCTGTGAAGAAGACTGGTGAATGCATGAATGTCTTTAGCTCGAATCAGGAAGAATTTTCCGGATCTGATTATATGTTCCATGTTATTCCATGTGGGATAATTGCGATCAGCTATAAATATGGTTTTATCTTCAGCGAAACGTTCAGCCATTGTCCACATGGCTTTCTGCTCATACATATGAGCATTTCCCTGAATGACAAGATCCACATATCTGTTATTGAGAATGTCGTAAGCAGCATTGATATGAAACAGGTTTGAACCTTTGGCATCAGGACCGATTGATTTGTAGGTATCCAGATCAGTACAGTCATAAGGAATATTCAGATCGGAACCGTCAACTGCGATAAGCCGATAGCCTTTAAATGTTTCTGTACAAGGATAGGCTTTGTTAAATAAATGCAGCAATTCTTCAAAAGCTTCAGGAAGAATCTTTGCACGAGCCTGTACAAAAGCAGAGGAAGTAGCAGTATCGGTATCGTAAACAAAATAATCAAGCAGTTCTTCCCTGATCGGACAGCCTGCCATGGAGAGGATGACCATGATGACATCAGGGAAAGGCAGCTTTCTTTTTCGGGTGAAATCAGACTCGGTGTCACGTATAAAGCGATTTACTGCCTTTAGCCGGTCGAGGCGTGCAATTTTGTGTTTCAGAGTGAGAAAGACTTTGTCGGAGTATGTATGATTAGCCATGATCAACATCCTCCAAAAGAGAGAATTGAGTGAACCACCAAAGTAAAGAATCAGAACAATGTTTCATTTAAGAAGTACCTCCTGATTTTTACCATCAGCGCCGACCGAAGGGAGGCGCCCGATTTTGATAATTCTGTCAATACTTTCGAGTAAAAAAGTTCATAAAAAAACACCCATACTATTTCCAAGTATGAGTGTGTACATCATTAGTTCAGCACAAACTTAATTTAATGACGTTGAGTTCAATCTCCCTTTTCATATGCTTTTACGGCATCCAGAATCTTTTTGTCGATATTCCATCTGACCGCATTCCGGCTGTAGTTTGTAATCATAGCCAGGTTATCCAAAGTACGCCTTCCGGAGTATAACTCTTTACAGATTTTCACATACTCTTCAGGCATCAGCGCAAGGATATCATTTACCCGCTGTTCTTGGTATTTGAATACTTGCAGTTTTCCGATAATCTTGGATCGTTTCTCCGTGTAAATCAGCAACTTGTGGTCACGGTCTGCCGGTGTTTCTGAATGCATACCGGTCAATGATGGTGAATGAGCGTTAAACTGATTGTCTAACTTTTCTAGCTGGTCTTCCAGTTTTTTTCGGACCGGTTTTGACGATAGGCTTGCTTTTAGCTCTGCTTTGAACCACTGTATTTTTTTTACGTCTGCCTTTTTCACTTTTCACGCTCTCTGTGGCTCGTTTTTCAGCCGTTTTCCGCTTGATTTGTGTGTTGCCAGTATGATGTTCACTAACTCTTTGTTTTCGGCCTCTAAGGCTTTTATTTTGGCTTCCTGACGTTCGCTTTCTTTGCTCATGTCCTGTACTACTTTCATGCACGCTAACGCCATGCCTAACGCCTCGTAACTCTTCTCCGCTTCCGGATCCGGAAAGTACGGATTTTTGCACAAGCTCCGGTCTCCCTCGATTCTTTCGATTGCGTCTTTTAAATTCATATGTCTCCTCTGCATCTGCTTTCTTACTCACGCATACTTGTTTTGGTTTTTTGATTTCTATGTGAAATATGTAACAGTACGTCTTAGACTTTAAACTGCATTTATCACAGGTCGGTCTCAAGCAGTTTCACCTTCATTCTTTTTTCGGCTCGTCTGATCTGTTCAAGGCGGTCCGGATAGCATGTCACAATATCGCCTGCCTTTGGTACTCTGCCGGTATGTGCGTCGATGATTTCACCCCAGTTTCCGGTAGCTATGTAGTCCTTGCTTTCCCACTTGTAGTTTGATTTTTTGTGACTTAGGTATTGATTCCATTTTTCCGCCGGTTCCTTGAAGTCATGTTTCAGCTGCCGGATGTTTTTTATTTTGTCTACTGGAATATTGTTCATGTCAAAGTCCAGTAATACAGCATTGTCTTCATTCAGCCCCAGTTCGTAAAATATCGGCAACTTGGTGCCTATGATCGGCACGCCTGCCTTCATCGCCTCATATCCGGCAAGGCATAGCGCTTCTGAATCTGATAACTGAACAAATGCATCACACTTCTTCAGGAATCCGGAAGAGTCCAAGCGAGGTTTTACGAATACCATGTTTTCCGGAATATCTTTTTGTCCGCCGTTCGTGAATACCAGCCACAGAAACTTTACGTGATTCCGGTTAAGTTCTTCGGCAAGTATCCGCATCCGGTTCCATCCCTTTTCCGCCGTCAGTCGTGTCGCTGACATAAGCAGCAGCGGTTCTTCTTCATCCGGCAATACCGGCATGTATACAAGGTCCGCTTCTTTTCCATATTGGGCTTTCCAGGAATCACAGGCAATTTGAGATACTCCAAGATACGCTGTTATTCTTTCATCTGTCGGATCGTAGGCTCTGCTGATCTGTCCTTTTTCAACTTGGTTTTTGTAATCGGCATGTACTACATAGTAAATATTTTTTGCGGTCACTTGGTTCAGTATGTCCTTGCCGTAACTGTAGAACAGATTTTCACACACTATGGTGTCACCGTCTTCCAGTTTTACGCACCGCACCAGCGGAGAAAGTCTCTGGATCTGATTCTGGAATGAGTGCCGGTAGAATACTGTCATGTCATACTTTCCGTACTTTTTCGCCATGTAATACAGATGTGATTCGATCCCGCCTATCACATTCAGCGAGTGGATGTAGAATGCATTCGCCGTTTCATACCTCATTTGCCTTGTTCCACTTCTGGATCGCCTTTGTTAGATCCCGTTCTGCTATGGTGTTTGGGTTACAGTTCCAGCTGTACAGATTTCTGTCGGAATTGAATATTTCTGAGTTTTCGCACCGTATCACATAGAAGTGTCCGTTGCCCTTGCCCATGTCGTACACTGCCGGTTGTTTACCGCATATCCGGCATGGCTTGATTTCTTCATTCATCTTTCGGTTCTCCTTCCGCCAGAAGCTCGTATACTTCTCTGACTTTTATCCGCATCATTTGTGCTATTTCGGACGGTCTGCATCCCTCTTCGTATAGTCTGTTGGCTCTCCCGATTCTTTCTACCCGCCTGCGCTCTGCGTTCCGTTCCCTCCGTTCTGCTTTGATTGCCTCGTTGCAGTCATAACAGAATTTGTTTGCATGGGCATCGTAGTAAGTCTGCCCTTGTGCAATTACTCTTCCGCACCGTGAACAGATGTTCGGTTCTATCTGGTAACTACGCTTAATGTCATCCATAGCCCTATCACCGCCATTCCTATGACTAGCCAATAAATCCATGTATCTCTCATATTCCAAGTTCCTCCAATGAATAGTCATAGCCTACGTCCATGCCTCTGTAATAATCTCCCTTGTCATAGCATGGAAGGAATACTGTTTCGCCACCTACGTAAATAGCGATGTATTCCTGATCTACTTCACAGGTACTCTTGTGAATATGTACTTGTTTGTCTCTGAACGGTGCCACGACTGCCGATAAATACGCTTTCTCTTTTTCCGTCAGAATGGAATCTTCATATCTGAATTTGCATTCTTTAATCAGATTATTCAGAGTATGATCGTCAAGCATCTCCTTGCCATCCCAGTAATATCCGTCAATTTCCCAGTTGTATTCACCGGATCCAGGCACATATATTTTTTCCGGCTGTCTTCCGGCTTTGACCAGTTCGCATAATTCTATAAAACTAATTGTCTTTGTCATATCTCCTCCACTTTTTTTATGTGACTTGATCTGAAACACTGGTGGCCTATGTAAAACCACTGCGGTTTCCGGTAATGATGTTGTGCAGATAGTGATTCGGCAAATCCAAGCCTTCCTGCAATCACTCTACCGTCATTCATCACCACCTCAACACGTTTATTGACCAGTGCTTCCAAGTCTTTCTTTTTTACGCTCATATTTTCCCCATTTTTGGTAAAACTCTTCGTTCTGTTTTTCCGCTTCTGCTTCAGCTTCTTCTCTGGTGAAGAATACTCTGCTGCCGAAGTCTTTTGATCTGTAGTAGTACGGTGTTTTTCCGTCTGTTGTGATTATTTCTTTCTGTTTCCACTCGTAGTGAGTTCTTACTTTTTCTTCTTTTACGATCCAGTGGGCTGAAGTCCCGTACTGTTCATGTATTCCGTACAGGACCGTTCCCACAGGTGCTTCTTCAAACAGGTTCATTTTTTCTCCGCATATCCGCAATAGAAATTTGCATCACATTCCAGACAGAGTAGGTCTCCGTCCGTTGTCTTTGGATGTGAACACATTCCATCAACCAACTCTTTTACCCAGTACTTACAATTTCTACACCGGATTAACTCTCCGTGATTGTCGAACCACTGATAATCATTCCCAATTTTCAGATACGTTTCGATAAGCTCTACTCTTTTATGTTCTTTCATTCTTCTTTCCTCTATCGTCAGTCATTTACTGTGTCTCCATTTTTCAACTATTTCTTTCTCACCGTTGTTTTCTAACCAGTCTATCGGGATGTACTCCTCTTCCAATTCCTGCTTGCATTCATCTATTGTCTTCCTAATGACTTTTGACCACCTGTGGCAACAATAGTTTTCTTGGTCATATTCCTTACAGTCATGGCACCACTCGAATACTGATGTGTCGTGAATGACTTCTTTTCCGTCAATGAATATGCGGAAGTTTTCTTCATCACTTTCATATGCATGGCATTTTCCGCAAAGATAGACTTGTACTTTCATTCTTCTTTCCTTTCTGCGTCCGAACAATAATCCATGTCGGTAGTTCGATGATGAAAGTTAAGATAAAAGGTGCAGTAGCCATATTCGTTCTTGTGCTTGCAATCCTTGCAACGAATTAGTTCGCCTACTGTTTCTACGATTTCATGGCCTTCAGGTTTGTCACTCTTATGACGGATTATCAGTTCTCTCATCTTTTTCTTTCCTCACTCTGACTATTTCTTCTACAAGTGCTTCTGCTGTTGAGAAGTCTTGTTTCCACGATCCGCTGTTCGGATATCTGTCTACAAACGTAAGCGTGTAAATGCCTTGTTTGTTTTTCTTCACCGTTAGGTCATAGTCGTATGTTCCGCATCCGAGTGATTTTCCGGATTTTCCATGATCTACATAGCCTTGAAACCAGAAGTGAATGTCATGCTTTTCTAGTCCGCTTGTCACCGGCATCCATTCATTCCACTCATTGTTTGAAATCTTCTGTCTGCCATGTACTACATAGCCACGGTCTTTAGGTTTCGTGTCTTCTGAAGACGGCAAATCATAAGTGAATATGTCTAACTGTTTCATGTCGCTCATAGCCAAATAAATTTCCAAAAATCTCCTTTTTCTCCAGTTTCTTCATTTCCGAAATGTTTCTTACATACAGCAATTGGAAACTCTTCAATTTCTGATGCCCATAACGGTTTAGCCCCGCATCTTGCAAACACAAGCGGGAATCCTGATATTCCATCGAATAAAGAACCAATCGTAATGTTTCTCTCATACTGTGCGCAGATCCTGCGGGCCAGGAATTGCCAAAAAGGAAGTGCAATGCTGTTTCCAAGTGCTTTGTATCTGGGAGAATCAGCTGGCTTATGCAGTTTGCCTTTTGTGTCTGTCCATTCGCCAATGTCTGTCCATCCGTCCGGATATCCTTGAAGCCTTTCGCACTCAAGTGGGGTTAATCTCCGCACTTTGTTGTGTTCCATTACTTTCATCGGATCGTCCATACAGTTAAGTGTTTTGCTCAATTCAGTATCTGGTCTGATAGCATCATGGACTTGTCCGTTGCCGATACACATAGCTACGTTCCGGTCCTCGCTTGGTTGTTCAGGACTTTCTCCAATACTTCCGGAAGTTTCTTGCCTCTCCGTTCTGTTCTCCGCAGAATACCAAGACATGCCTTTTCGCTCAAATAGTATTTCGGGTGCGGACAGTCCTCCAAAATCTGCGACAAGCGAGATTCGTTTTCTTCTTTGGGGCACTCCCCAAAACTGTGCGTTGTGTACTCTCCAAGCAAGGCTCCATTCACCCATGTCATCGTAGACACATCCGTTTGGCTGCCATTTCTTGTTTTCTTCAGAACCAAACAGAGGTATTTCGGGGCAGTCTTCGTTTGCAATCCTTGCGATTTCTGTAAGGACTGTTTGGAAGTCACCCCCCCGTTTGATCCGAAGGCCCCTGGTACGTTTTCCCAGACCATGTATCGAGGTCGAATAAACTCACCTGTTCTACCATCTGCTTTATCCCTTTCTCTCATTTCTTTTACGAGTCTGATTTGTTCCATGAACAGACCGGACCTTTCGCCTGAGAGACCTTCTCCACCGCCCGCAACACTCAAGTCTTGGCATGGACTGCCTCCGGTTATCACATCGACTATCGGCAATTCGTATCCAGATAGCGCTGATATATCACCGAAGTGTTTCATGTTTAGATCCACCCCAGTTCCATCATCTGTTTCTGAATTGTGTACAATAAGTCGGTTTCTACTTCGTACTTATGTTCAGTGCCCACGTAAGAATCCACTTCCCACGTAGTAATCAAATCAGCTCTCTTCGTTTCCGGATTGAATACCACTTTGTATCTTGCCCGTGTTTTCCATCCGTCTTCAGGTCCATAAACGAAGAATCTTTTTTCGTATGTTACCGGATCGTCTGATATCCTGATGTACTCCATCTGTTCAAACATATCTTTGGCTGTCATATCGCATCTTCCATCCAATCTTCCTCATCATCTTTTGACGGCTTCTGAATACCGCCGGTAAACAGAATCATCAGCATGGTTGCGATTGAACAGGTAAATGCGATTATTCCTAAAAGCAATGTAATCATGTTCTCTCTCCTTGAATGATTTTCAGAATGTCCTGTCGGGAGCCACCGCACTCAAATGCGATAGCCCCAACATTCCATCCAGCTTTATGCAGCGCCATGACTTTGCCGGTATCAATTTTCTGCCGACCAATCTTTGACGCTAATATTTGCGACACATAGACCGGTGATTCTGCGTCTATCTTGTCGGTGATTTCATTGACTGTGTAACCCTGTTCCCAGAGTTCTGCGATTCTCTTTGCGTCCATCAGTATTTCATCGCCTTCTGTCTGGCTAATACCTCGGCAAGCATTTCTTCGGAAGGCTTCTTTTTCGGCTGAGGTTCTTCCGTCATGTAATCTGGCATAGGTACTACATAGTTTGCTTTCTTGGTAGTGTTCTGTGTGCTGTTCCATCTGCGGACTGTGGCTTTCCAATCCTTCATCGGATTTCTGCCTACCTTCCACCCGTTGCTGTCGTAGTAGTCCATAAACTGCTGAGGATCTACGTTCAGTTTTTTCTCAGAAATGTAATCACTCAATTCCTGAAGTGTAGGTTTGGTGAACCGCTTGCGGTTACTATTATCTTTACTATCCTTACCTAACCTATCCTTACCTATACTTACCTTATCTGCGGAGCACGTTTGGGACATTTGTTCTCCATCTGTGCTCCATTTGTGCTCCAACTGTGCTCCGCTCAATGTATATGCACCATTTTCCTTGATCTGAAGCATCTTCAAATCTTCGATATAGTTAGTTTGTGTGTATCTGTCCTTCTTGATAGCGTTATGCATTCTCCAGTGCTTTATCACGATTACGCCATCATCGAAGGCAATGACAAATCTTTTGGCTACAAGCAGTTTCAAATCGTCCATGTTTGCACCGATAGTAGTAGTGATTCTCTTCGGATTGCCTACAAAACCATCATCGTCTGCTCTTAAATTCAGATGGAAATACAATGCCTGTGCAGATAATGGCATGTCCATAAACGCATCTGTTTCAAGGACACCTAAACTAAACATTCTTTTTTTAGCCATCTTTCTTCTCCAGCCCATGCAGTTTTGCGTGACATAATTGGCAAAGAGTTACGCCGTTATTTAAGTCAAGTCTCAATTCTGGATATTCAGCAAAGGACTTGATGTGATGTGCGACCAGGTTATCTGTTCTACCACATTCAACACATTTGCCATCACGTGAGATAACTGATTCCCTCCATTTTCTGTAGGAATAGTTATTCCTTGCTTTGGCTGTTTCACCGACACCGTTGTTTTCGTACCAGTGAACAATCTGATAATTTCCGTTTTCTATTGCTATGAGGTATTTATTAGTAATAAGTTCCTGAATCGCATCGTCTGAGTTAGTGAGCAGAAATGCCCATGACTTAGCGTTTATGACAACTCCCTTATCTTTTGCGACAACTCCTAAATAGAAGTAAAGCAATTTCGCATCGTTTGAGAGTTCTAAAAACTTATCACTACAAACAACTCTTTCAGCGAACATTCTGCGCTCTGCCATACAGCCTCACTTCGCTAAAGTGTACTTACACCACTTACCGTTTTTGCCCTTCTGATCGACACACTCAATGTCATGGCCTGCCTTGCGTAACTGCATGATTACGTCCGGCAGATTGAAGATGTTGTACCGGTTCAGCGCAATAGCTCTGTCGATATACTTGTGACTCTTTAAATGCTTTAATACGATTTCTTTCTGTGTCATGTTGTCTCCTTACTTGAAGTAACCCAGCAGTTTCAATTCGTTTCTAAACTGTGCCGGTGTTACCATTTCCAAATAGTTATTGCGTGCTACACGCTCACACGCTTCTTCTTCGCTGATCTGGTCCGCAACGTATCTCTGGAATGTGTCACGGTCATTGTCAGCTTTGGATTCACTTGACCAGAAACAGATTCTGTCTGACGGATACTTCTGTTCTCTTACAGCCTGTTCGTCATATCTGCCTTCCAAGCGGACCTCTTTCAATAATTCAGGTCGTTCATTTTTGAGTACCTTCACCACCAGGGGAACACTATGCCCTGTGATTCTCGCTATGCTGCAAATGGGCGTGCCTGCCATTCGCAACATAATGATTCTGTTGTTATCAGAAAGGGAGGTCATCAGAGCTAATCTCCACTTTCGGTTCATTTACCGGACCGAGTGAATCAACTTCCTGTTTCTGCACTGGTGCCGGACCTTCCTTTGCGTATCCGTCCAGTCTTACCGGAATACGGTTGACTGTGATTGATACATCTTTCTGATCAAAGCCATTCTTGTCTTTCCATTTTTCCAGTCTGATGGACCCTTCAACTTCAACGAAGTTTCCGTGCTTCACATAGCTCTGCACGTAGTCCACAAGTTTTTCGTAGAAGACTACACAGCGGTAATTGCTGTAACTGCCGTCCTTCTCTTTCTGTGCAACTGTGAATGTCGCATACTTGCCACCCTTGGCCATGTATTTAATGTCGATAAACTTCCCGACATAGCCACTAAGCACTACACTATTCAGCATCTTTTAATCTCTCCTTTACTAGTTCTAATTCGTGGTCTATTGCGTTGATCGCATCCCACATTTTCTGATTCCCTTCGTACAGCATTTTGATATCTACGCTTTTGTCACTGTCCCGCAGCTGTCTTGCGAGTTTTCTTTGTCCTTCGTCTAGGTTTACTGCTGTTACTAACAGTGCCAGCGCTAATATCGCTACTATCCCGACTATCATCTGCTACCCTCCTGTTCCAGTCTGTTACTGCCTGTTCATACTCTTTGCGGACCACTTTTGCGCCGCACTCACCGCACATCACGCACGGATATGAGATTCCGTCTCTGTTGTAAACTCTTGTTCCTACGGCATATCCACCGCAGAAAGGGCAGTCCTTCAATTCTTCCATTCCCTGATAATCACCTCCACTCTTGGACATTTCTTGTCGAACGCTGTTGTATGATGAAGCAATCTGATGTAGTTTTGGTTATCGTCCGGAAAGACTCCGTATCTCACCATGGCATCCTGAATAAACTTGGTGCCAAAGGATATGTTGTCTAAATCTCTGCGCTTGTTCGGTTCGATCCATGTGATCCAAAGTTCACAAGGTTTTGTGTGCTTGTGTAATGTTCCGGCTAAATCAGCGTTATGCAGATATACGGTGATTAATGTTTCCATTTCCTTCTTGATTTTCGCCGCCTTGAATCTGTTGGTTCTCTCCGCATTCACGTAGTCATTTAATCCAACAAGTCTTCCCTCAATAACCACTTTGTCGAGTTGACCACTCTCTGCTGATTTGAGCGTCAAGAATCCGGATGGCAAGTTTGATTGCGTTGATTTTTTCGCCGAGCGTTTTGTACCTCGACTCTGCGATGTCCCTTTTCTTCCGTAGTTCCGCAACTTCTGGATCTCCTTTCAAGAATTTGTCCAAAAACGTAACTGACACTCCCTTGTCCTTCTCGATCAGTGCTTTCTGTCTCAGCAGAATGTTGTAATCAGCCTGGGCATCTGCTAAGCTCTCGCCCATCACTGCATACTGGTCAATCGTGGTGTTTAAGTCATTCACCAGTTCCTCGATTTTGAAAATCAGATTCCCTTCTTCAAACATAGTTTTTGTGATACCTCTCCATCCATTCTTCGTGAGTGTGTTCCTTCTCGTATGCTATCTGGGCAATTCGCCGTAACTCTTTCAGCTTCTTCGTGCCTTTTGCACTGTGTAACCAGATATGCACTTTCGGATCCAGCCACACCCACAGCCCATCATCCGTTGCTTTTTCTCGGTTCCCATTTCCTAACATGCAGTGATGGATAACCAAGTCACCTTCTCTATGACTCAGAAAGCATCGTCGTTCATTGGATATCGCTGATTTTGAATATGCCATTGCCGTATATCCCTTAATAACTTTTCCGTATCGTAGAAAGATACTTTAATCAGATTGCCCAAGTGCTTCTTCGGAAGCCACAGGCAGTACGCTTTCTCTACATCAATGTCATACGTTGCTTTCAATGCCAGTTTGTAGAGCGTAAGCTGATAAGTCAGATATTCCGGATAGTATTTTGAAGTAGTCTTGAAATCGACTATTGCCGGTTCTCCATCCACCTCACCGTACATATCGAATTTGCCCGCAAACAGCGGTACTCCGTCTTCCTCGTAGGCAACCGGCTGTTCCTGCATGATTGCTTTTATGTCGTGCTGTGACTGTAACTTCTGATACCGTCTCAGTGCTATGCCTTCATAGCTCTTCCGACCAAACCAGTCCGGTTCTTCTGATTTGTTATTCCAATACTCGATAAGTCCGTGTACCTTGTCTCCGTATGCGGCTGCCTGTTTCAGCGTCCGTTCCGGTATTCCGTGGTACTGGTCTTTCATCCACAGCGAGTGAATGAGAGTAGTAACACTAGGTGTCACCATCCCATCCACAACGTATGTATGCGAGGCTTCAATGAACTCGATAATCATTTGAAGGAAACCACAAGGCTTTCTTTTACCTTGGAAGTCTTGGAATACAAATCAAAGATGCCTTCTTCTTTCATCTTCTTGGTATCGGCTGATACTCTTTCAAATGCCGCCTTGACCGTCACTGACATAACACCATCGTCCACTGGGATCTCGGCAGAAGTGATTCCGTTTTCCTTCATGGCATTGAGGACCGCTTCTTTAAATTCCTCGTTGTCATTCTTCATTTCCTGAATCGTGATTTCAGCGTCCTTGTATTTCTGTGCGGCTGCCTTCACTTTGTCATTCAAGACAAGTGCGCCGTTCTTTACTTCAATCTCAAACATTTGCCGGTGCCTCCTGTGGTGCAGGCTTGCTTAATGCTTTAATGGCCTGTGTTGCCTGTTCAAGCGTTAAGTCCTCTACCTTTTCTACCTTGTAGAACTCAAGCATCTTCGAAATGCGATCCGGATGCTTATTGATAATTGCAATCTGTCCTTTGGTGATTTTCTTTGTTGTCTCCGGTGCTACCTCGTCACGACCTCTTGCCGCCTCGACTTCATCCGGAACAGCAAGTTCCAGTGCTAACAGCCACATATATCTGCGCATGTAGGTATGCTTTGCGCCAAGGTTCTGAACCGGTGATGCTTTCATTACCTGTGCTTCTGCTGTGCCGGATTCCCACTTGATTCCGGATTTCGGATCGTCCGCATCAATGATTTCCAAGCGGGCAATCTCACGATCAACGCCGTTCTCATCCGCTGTCGGCGGTAAAATCTGCAATTTGCTGAACAGATGCAGTCTCAGCATTTCCTTGTTTACCAAAGGCATGAAGTCCTTCAGTTCTGCGTAGCTGTAATACTGGTTCTTGCCGGACTTGAATACCTGGTCCTGAACAACTGTGCGAAGTTCCTGAAACTTCTGATAGATATTCGGTCTTACGGCCTCTTTGTTTTTTAAAACTTTAGGTTCTGTCATATTCCTCTCCTTGCCATTTGGCAGTCTTTGTCATTTCCAAATTCACAATCCTTGTATGTTGTGAAAAATAATCTGATTGAATCGGGTGTATACAGCCAGCTTCTGCCGACTCTAACGCCGTGTAATAGTCCATTCTGCCGGAGCATGTTTACTGTATGCTCGTTTGTGTGCCATTCCTTCGCTAACTCTTTGGATGTGTATGCTGTCCTAGAGGTAAGCGCTTCTTCTTGCATGTTTATATTCATGCTCATGTGTTGCCCTCCTTACTGTGGTGTTAAATCCGGACAA